TGAATATTCCAGATGATTCAGAAATAAGGACTTCAGTTCGCTCTCACATTCTTCTGCCTTGTCCGTAAAAAAGATGGAGCGATAGTCATTCTTTTGTATATAATCTTCTTTCATTCATTGCACCTTCCTGTTCTTATGAACACTTTTCCAACTGGGGAAAAGGGAATTGTTGTCAAGTAAAAAATGAGGAATTTACATTAGGGCACTGAAAACAACCAAAATATGCGTTCTCACTTAATTTTTCAAATTGTATCACAATTTTTTCAAATCGGCGTTTTTGCTGACCTGCGATATCACGATTTTTTCAAAACGATATCACGATTTTTTCAAATGGAATTTCACGATTTTTTCAAATGGATTTCTTAAGGGAAAGCAACGGAACAAGTTATGGATTTATAGATCACAAACTGATAAAACAGGGCTGAATCAGGGGAAAATATCACGATTTTTTCAAACGAATTTCGCATTGCATTGTATGACTTGCGATTATGGTAGGCTCACCTTCAATCTGACTGTTTATTGAGACATCTGTCTTTCTTATCATATTGAGCGGAAAGGACTTGACTACCTTTGCGAGGGGTGCAGAGTAGCCCCCATAAATCAACAGTCGGGTAACCGAGAAGGAGATCAAAATGACCAAGCAAAACAAGAATCACAAGGACCCAACAACGCTGGAGGAGATGGTAAAATCAGGCAGCCAACTTATTCTGAAGCATGACGATGGGACGGAGCAGTTAGGAGAAGAATTAGCCAATCAATCAGGCACATTGAAGTCAGGGGCAACAATGAAGGTAATCGAGATGGACAAGAGTGGCTTTGATAATGAGCCTACCAAGTCCGATCCCTACTCTGACGAATACCATTATAAGAACTGGTGGAATCAGTTCCGAGGCCCCTGGCTGCAGTCGGAGAAGATGACTGAGGAGGAGATCAAAACCAGAGTCGATGATGCCTGGGAATGTGGAGACTATAAAGAAGTGATCAACCTGATGGCAGAGATGATCTGCCGCCTCGAAAAGAAGCGATAAGCAAAATCTAAACTACATATTAACCCGGTTCTGCCGGGTTTTTCTCTTGGGCATTATTTGGCGAGGGCAAGTAGCTTGTAGATAGGATCGGTGGCAGTATAGACTTTGCTAATTCTGATCTTGACGGTAACCTGATTCCCTACGAGCATTACATCAGATATATATAGGAAGGCATCACACTGGTTGGTCAGAATAATATGAGGCAGCTCCTGATATTCTTTATTCAGGATGTGGGTGATGAACTTGTCTTGAGTAAGCTTGGCAGGGCTGCACTGGCTAATGTCTCCCACTCCCTTATCCTGATCCTGCAGTTCGTATTGCAGCTTGGAGAGTGATAGTAAGCTATTCTGCAGGTGTTCAGTTCCAATGGCTTCATTGGCGATTTTGGGGCCTGTAACCGCTCCATCCAAGATATGATTACCAAAGATGCAGTTGTTCTGCAAACCTCGGGCATCGAGCTTGCCGATGGTGCAGGTCTTGCCGCTGAACTGGCCTTGAGTATTTCCTATGTTATCCCATATTTCATAGAAGCCGCAATCTGTTTCGGAATCGATGCTGATCTCGTAATAACCAGAGTTGGGAGTGTTCTCGATGAGCTGCTTGCCTTCTGACCAGGATTGACCAGGTCTAAGTAGACGGATATCTATTCCCGATTGAGGCTTCCTTTCGGTGCCTACCATTGTATAATAGCTGATGGCGAACTTGTACATTTATACTCCTGTGTGGATTCTTATTGCTTAGGTTTATGCTAAGTGTTGACCGGTAACTGTTTCATCAAAATCGGTGATAATGATAATACTGAAGTCAATATAGCCGGGACTGCCTATGTATCTGGATTCCAGACTGAACTTGACCTTGGTGGGATACTCGTGCAGATCATCCGGGCACTTAGGTAGTTGAGATATCGTAACCGGGAACTGGCTGCTAAAGCTGTTGTAGGCAGTGTATTCCAGATAGAGCTTACCGGGACCGAGGAGGAAGTTCATTAGGCTGTAGTATTCGCTTGGTTCTAATACAGCTTCCAGATCGAAGGAGTCCTCCCGGTAGGCTTCCCTTCTATGGATAATAGTGGGATCGTAAACGTTCTTCTTTTCAATGCGGTACTTCTGAGAGGGACTGTATTCGATCTGACCATTAGGACAGAAGAAGTAATAGATGCCATCATCAGCCCAGCGGATAAGCTTGAAGCCTTTTATAACAGCCATGCTTTCACCTTGTATTCATCATCAATGTAGTTGCGCTCCAGTTCGGTTATGGCATAGATCTTATTCTTAATGCGTATCTTGGACTGGAGTGTAAGATTGTATTTGGAGAGATTATCAATAACGGCTTCGCAGCTCCATTTGGAGTCGTGAAAGTCGATCAGATAGTCTTTGATTAAGCTCTGCAGTTGAGTAGTATCGCCTGCCAGGATATCCAGACAGTTGATCTCCGGCTTCTCCGGATTTCCCCGCTTACTGACAAAGCTGACCACATCCTCGGCATCGATATCGATTACGGCACTGGTATAGGCATCCTTATTCCTGAATACGATCTGGCCTTGGGGATTGCTGAAGATGGTGGCATTGTAAAGCATGAGCATAGCCTGCAGAGCCTTGATGTTATCGGTCTGCTCATCATTGTAGTTCTCATAAGCCTTGCCCGGGAACAGCTTAGCCGGGAAGAGATTGCCATAGAAATGAGCTTCAATCCAGTGATTAATATAATGACCGCTGCCGTAGCTGCGTCCGTCTATTAATCCAGTTGAAGTTAAGCCACTATATAGGGTGCTCTCCGAGATACCGTTTTTAATATAGAAGCTTATGAACTCGTTGGTTGTATTTTCAAGGGAAGCCAGATCTTCCACCCAGTCGGTCTTTTCATCATACTCAATCACAACAGGACAGATATTGTTGAAAAACTGGTAGATGCGTCCCCTATATCGACCCTGATAGCGGGTAGTGGCAGGACTGGGATAAGTGGCTTTGATCACCTTTTTATAGGCAAAGATGAAGCTGATGCGGTTAGCTATGCTATCAATCCGGTAGCCCCAAAAAGGTCCCGGCCAGCCTGAGCTGTCATAGCCGTAAGTCCAGCCTCCGGTAGGGTTGGGAAAGGCGAGCAGATCATTGAAGTCGATGTGGGCAATAGTAATGAGATCACCGTTACCTATGTTCATAGTAGGCAGAGTGAACTGGTTGGAGTAGGGTATGTTGACTGGTATCTTCTGCTCAATATCCTGCAGGAAGTAAGCCAGTATCCAGTTAGGCTGATAACCTGCCGTAAGCGAATAGTAGTGAGTGAGATCGGAGTAGAGGGAGAGCAGCTTAATCTTATCGTAGCAGGTGATCTTGAGAATGCCGGAGGATATATCCAAGCATAGCTGGGAGGTATCTATTATGCCGGAGAAAAACAGGCTGTTATCCCGATATACCTTGACCTCGAAGTGGGAGATGTAACGCTCATGCTCATTGTTGCCGCTGAGGATGTTATTTTCTATCCAGGTAGTGGGAAAGCATTCGAATACTAAACGCTTGGGCTCACGGCTGTAGTTGGAGACCGACTGCAGCTTATCGGCTGAGACGGATAGACTGATGATGGCTCTGTTGGCAGCAGTATCTACCAGGCTATGCTTGACCTGGTTATAATCGGAAGCATCGGTCTTGCCTTGAACGAAGTCAATCTTAAAGAGATTAGGCATAGAACATCCTATGTATCATACTACACTTCGCTCCTAATCATCTTCCCGGTATCGGCTATCTCCGAGACCTTAACCGGATCATTGGAGAGCGGATCGACGTTCACTTCGATGATAGGCTTGGAGTCCTTCACCGTTTGCTTGAGGAAGACGATCTCGTCTTTAAGAGCGGCAATCAGGTCGATCAGGGTATTCATACCGCCTCCGGCAGAGATAGTGCCTCCTGCGGCATAATATGAGCCCAGACTACTGGGAATAGGCACTGAAGGGACAGGCATCCCGGCAAAGGCAAGCTTGACCTGATTCAAAGGTGCGAAGTTGAGGAAGTCAAAGAGGTTCCTGCCCAAGGCTTTGACTCGATCCTTGGCAGTGACGTATTCATCACCCTCAGCTTCGATCAGGATGCCTCCCTGATTATGGGAAGGTCCTGATAAAAGACCACCAGTGGCTTTCTTCTCGAACTTGGTGGCACTGATCCGGGCGATGTTGGCGATTCCGGCTGCCATAGCAGCTGCTGCAGCCGCCACTGCCAGTCCGGGTCCCACGACTGGAATACCGACCATTGACTTGTAAGCACCGATAGCGGCGGAGAAGGTATCCACATAGCCTTGAGCCATAGCCGAAGCCTTCCAGAGCTTGAAGCCACGTTCTGTGTCTTTGTCCTGAGCTGCAGCCAGGTCACCTAGTATCTTGGAGGTGCCGCTGACTGCCTGAAGCTGGTAGTTGGTTCTAATGGTATTTAGAGTCTCTTGCTTCTGCCGCTCGATTTCTTCTTCAGTATAACCAGCTTCCAGTAACTTTTCTTTCCTCTTCTCATAGTATCTATCTGCTTCCAGAAGCTGCTTGCTGTAGCTGTCACCCATGTTATCGAGATCACGAGAGTAGAACTCGTCCCTGATATCCTGCAGTTCCTGCAGCTTGGCCCGCTCCTCATCCAGACGCTCCTGGAGTAGTTTGACGTGCCTGGCATCTATCTCGGCAATCTGAGCCTGGATCAACTGCTGCTCTTGTTGAGGCAGGTTCTGCTGTGCCCAGGCATAATACTCTTCCATACTGGCTTTGAGAGCAGCGTAGGAATCTACTCCCAGATTCTCCAGATTAGAGAAGTAATCGATCTCAGCTTTGTATCTGGCTTGAACAGCATCCTTCTCTTTAGTAGCAAGTTCATTATCCTGCTGAGTCTTCCAGGTATCGAGGTTCTCCATAGCCTGACGCTCGGCTTCACTGCCATCCTGAGTGAACTCATTAATCAGTGCCAGCCGTCTCTGATACTCGGCTTCTATTTTCTCGGTCTCAGTCTGTCTCAGCCTGGCCAGCTCTTCCATCAAGCGTAACGCTTCTTTGCGTCTTGCTTCTGCCTCTGTGGCTGCAGGACTGGTAGTGTTGCCTCCTTCACCGCCACCACCCTGATCAAAGGTAAGATCAGGCACTTCCAACATGGCCTTGCGATAAGCATCACCCAAGGCTTGAAGATCGTATTTGGCGGCTTGCAGTTTTCCCGATAAGGCCCCAAACGAGTTGATCGTCCGTTCCAGTTTAAGCCACTCTCCGTCATTACCGAAATAGGAGGCAGGATTGAAGCCCATTGCATTACGGTCACTGGTTAAGAACTCCCAGTCTACTGAAGATTTCAACTCCTTTATCCTGGCATTGGCAGCATTGTATTCTGCCCGCTTCTTATCCAGTTCGATCTGCAGTTCAGCTACTCTCTGAACTTGGGCATTGTATTTCTCGCCATAGATCTCGGAGATCTTCTTCTGAACCAATGCTTCCGAAGCTGCCCGGAGTGCTGTAGCAAGGTTATTGTAGGCAACTGTCTCCAGATTGATATTACCCAGATACTCCGAGTAGTTATCATTCAAGGACTTGATGACGTTCTTCATCTCTCGTTTGTCTGCGGCAGTTAAAGAAGTGGCAGATCGCAGTTCCAGTAAGCGAGTAGCCAAGAGACTAAACTTCTCGGCTTCGACTGAGACCTGACGCTCCGCATCCTTGATCTCGTCTTTCATGCTTCTCTGAGCGACACTAACCTCATCAGTCTTGGTTGAGGCTGCTGCCAGTCCAAAGCCTAAAGCAGACAAAGCCCCCACAGCAATACCGATGATCCCTGCTACCGGGTTCATAGCTACCTGCAGGGCATGATAGGCTGCTGTCAGAGCCGTTATTGCAGTGGTCACAGTCCCAATTACTGGTATAGCGATTACGATACCTGTCACGAAGCCTTTCATTACAGGAGACAGGCTGTTATAAGCATCCATGAGCAGCTTCAAACCCTTGAGCAGGGGATTGATCAGAGTAGTAAGCATATCACCCACTGTCTCCTGGATATCTCCCCAGGCATTGGCATTCTGCAAACGCAGGTCAGCCAGAGCTACCGCTGTCCCACCATAGTCTTCGCTAAGCTTCTCAACCAGATAGGATACTCCCTCTGTCTTTAAGCGAGTATCATCGAGCTCTATCCCATAGCGACCTAACATCTCGGTATGACCATTCAAGGCCCGACCCATAAGATCAAAGGCACTTTCAACTGACATCCCGGTGGCTTTATTAGCTTCTGTAAAGTCCAGCAGTACCGGCACAAGCTGTTGAATCTCATCTTTGCTCAGTTTGAAGGTCTGGGAGAGTTTGGACATCAAAGACAGCAGTTTGTCATCCTCGAAGTTGGTTACAGATTGCATAGAGGATGCGAAGTTTGCCATTTCGTCAGCCGCTTCACCGAAAGCTATGGAAGCAAGTTTCATTGCTTGTCTCTGATTAAGCGAGGCATCAAGCAGACCGTTCATAGTTCTTACCAGTCCGCCTACAACCTGCAGGACTCCATCCACTGCGATCTTCACGTCACGAATGGTAGCCAGAGCCTGTTCCGCTGTGATCTTCACAGCAGCAGGTTTCTCTACCGCAGACTGGGTGGACTCCACCTCCTGCTTGACTTCTGCAAGCTTGAGGTTAGCATCATTAGTGACGAGGACAAGTTTAAAAGTTAGGTCAGGCATATTTGTATTGACAGTGAAGATGTTATGATATTATTAACATACAAACACCATACAGGAGTAAATATATGACTTGTACAGTTGATTGGAATGCTGTGGCAACGGGTTCCCAAGCATTGATTTTGATAATTGGGTTTTACTTTACACATAAACAACTCAAGCATCAAACACTAGATTCCAAAGCAAGAACTATAATCGATTTGAAAAGATTGTTTCATGACTATTTGGATGTAACAATAGCTCTTAGGCCTGGAGGAAGATGGTCTGAACAAGTTCCAGAAGGAGCAGAAGCATGGGGCGCAATCGATAACTATCTCGGTCTTTTTGAACACTGCGAGTATTTGATATCCATGAATATGATTGATCTCGACTTTTTTAGACGATCTCATAGTGTGAAACTTATGAATGCAGTGTTAAACAAACCTGTTAGGAATAAAATACAGTCAGAAAGAAAGAATTGGATCGATCTGCTACATCTATGCCAAAGACTGAACATTGAAGTCTTCTAATAATTCCTGATCAGCAGCTCTATCTCAGTCTGGAACACTCCAGATACGGAGTACTGCGTCTCTACTTCCTCAATGATGCAGCCATCATATAGCTGCTTGATGTAAGGATCATTGTTATAAGATAGCAGGAACTTGCCTTTGATCTGTTTCAAGGCTTCCGCCAGCTCTTCATGCTGGTTGAAGGCATCTGCGTCTTCACGCTTGTAGAGGTGTTCCTTAGTATAGTAGGGAGGGTCCAGATAAAAGAAGGTATAAGGATGGTCGAACTTGGCTACTATCTTTTCCCAAGGCTGCTTTTCGATGATCACATCTCGTAAGCGTTCCGAGGCTGCTTTAACCTTTTCCAGATTTCTTAAGGGCATATACTTGTAACCATGATTAATGCAGAAGTTCTTGCTTCTTGAGCCGTAGCTGCAGGCGAGGTTGTAGTAGAACTTGATCGCTCTTTCCAACTCTGTTCTGGGCTCATGCTTCAGGAAGTTATCGAACATCTCTCTGGAGATTAGATAGTTGTTCAGCTCGGTAACGAAGGCTTCGGGATGGTTCTGGATGTACTTCCAGAAGTTGACCAGATCACCATTGATATCGTTATAGACCTCGGTATAGTAGCTCTTTTTGGAGAGCTGCCAGTCTTCCTTGTTAGCGCTCTTCCCAAATAGTATCCAGGCAGCACCGCCAAAGACTTCGCAGTAGATATCATGCTTGGGGATAAGCGGCAGAATTTTCTTGCGGAGGATACGCTTACCGCCTACCCAAGAGATAATGCTGTTCATGAAATCCCCCTGATGTCTCTCGTGGTCTTAGATTTAGTTAAAGCTATTTCCTGATCAGATTCCACGAGATCGAAGTTGGCAATTATCACTTCTTTGAACTTACTCTTGCCTTGCTTGCGGTTGATACCTTTGGTGCGGGTAACGTGCTTGATATCATAACCCTTGTATAGCTTGAGCACTTCCGGGTTATCATCATAGCTGAGGATGAACCGGCCCTTGATCTTCTTGAGCTTGGCACACAGGTCTTCATGGCTGAACTGCTTGGAGTTCTCGTAGGTGTAGCCCTGCATGTAGGGTGGATCGCAGTAGAAGAAGTTGGATTTGGTATCATACTTCTCAATTACTTTCTCATAGGAAAGGTTCTCGATAATCACCATATCCAGGCGCTTGTGGAGTTCTTTGATGCGTTCCAAACGGTTATACATACTGGAGACGCCACGCTTCTGAGAGATGCCGAAGCTGTCACCCTTGCTGCCGTATGATCTTGTAATTAGGAACATAAATCTGGCAGCCCGCTGTATCTCAGTGAGACCTTCCTGCTTGAGGATATCGCCAAAGAGCTTGCGGCTGGCTACTAACCAGTCCAGTTCCCTGATCAGCTCATCAGGATGGTATTTAACTTGCAGGAATAGGTTAACCAGACGATTATCGAGATCGTTATAGACTTCAAGCTCTGCCCACTTCTCTTTGTAGAGGAGCATCCAGGCAGCACCACCGAAGGGCTCTATGAACCCGGTAATATCCTTGGGAACATAGGGAGCGATAACCTTTCGAAGCAGGCGTTTACCGCCTATCCATCCAATCAGTGCATCCATCAGATGTCTCCTTTGGGATCGGTGATACAGAGCCGCAGATACAGCTCAGGGAGGGTGAGGGACTCGAAGTCCTCGTTAGTGAAGCCCAGTTTACGCAGGATCATTTCAAACCTCTCGAAGGGGTATTTGGAGACGCCGTTACCGCTAATCCTAAACTCCCGAGCCAACTTGCGAACCTCTCTTTGTTGGCTCTGATATAGACGAAAAAAGCGGAGATATACTCCAGCGCTTCTATAGCATCCATATCGTCAGGTTCTCTTCCTGAGATGATTTTGATCAGCTCTTTATCGGCTTCCGATTGGCTGATCAGTTCCAGTAGTTCCACCTCACTGACCTTGGCTACCTGGCCGGAGAGGAAGTCCTCCAGCTTGGCTTTGAGGGTCGCATTTGAGATCGTGAGACAGAGTATTTGCCTCAGCTGGCTATAGCTGAGTTTGGGTTCTCGCTTCATATAATAGTCCTTTTTCAGCTGCCGAAGAACATCTTGAGGGCAATGCCCAGCAGCAGGAAGAACTGGGAGGTGGAGACGCTCAGAAGTATCTTCATGTGTGTCTCCACTCTCGCCATTCTGGTCACCAGTGACTTGCTGCTGTCACCATTGCCGTAGATCTCCTCGTGCACACTGTCTATCTTTTCTTTGATTTCAGGTTTACACAAGCATTCAACCATATAAATCCTTACTTGACTTTTTTCCGATTTTGAGAATCAGGCATTAGGTATCAAAATACATTGGGAGGTAGTAATGGACTACCAGATGGCACAATTCATTGTCAGCATATTTGTTGCCATAGGCACTGTTGGGTCTGTAGTGATTTCTCTGTGGTTTGCAATTCACTCCAGAAGAGAAAAAGCTAAGATAACAATTAGCTTAGCCATAGCTATGGATACTCAAGAGGAGTATGTTAACATTAGCATAGTTAATACAGGCTCGATAGATTTTCGACTCAGCCACATGTATTTCTATATCAACAACATGACAATCATGCCAACGCCAGTGCAGTTTTATCAACCCTTACCTGATGATAAAGAGCCAGTTCTTCCTGGGAGTAGAGTGAACAGTTTCCTGCTAATGATTGCATTCGATGCTTACATTGAAAATAAACAATCTATCACTCCAGAACAAGCTATAAACTGCCTTAAGAAAGGGCATGTAATTGTGTATACATCTCGTGGAACTAAGTTTATCGCCAAATTTGACAAGTCATTCATCAAAAATTACTATGACTATCGAGTATCAAAAAAATGATACTTAGACCAAATATTAGTTCTTATGTTATTGTACAATAAACTATACTCCCGCAGGGATATCCTTGAGCAGGAAGATCTTGTTGGAGGTCACCCCTGAGAACTCGGTGGAGATGACTACATTGAAGAGGCCGTCTGCCTCTCCCGACCAGTCAACCGTCCAGCGAAGTCCGGTGAAGATCACTACTCGGTCATAGTCCTTGGATGCCACAACGATAGTGGTGTCTTTGCTCATAAACAGGGTGCTTTCCAGAAAGTTCTTCTGCTTAGTGGAGAGTCCTGAGATGTTAAGTTCTACCGTGTTAGTGCGCTTGCCCGGAATAGTATAGTTACGGGTCTTAAGCTTGGATAGCTTGGAGTCCGCCTTACCTGGCTTCTCTGCCAGTTCACCGAGCAGATCGAAGTTGGTGGTCAGCTCCGTCTTGGCCGCGCTCTGAGTAGCATATAGCGTATCGATGGTAGTCTGATCGTAGGTGCCGATCCCAAAGTAAACGTGATCAGCTATCATCACATCCATTAGCTTGCTGAAGCCCATATCGGCTTCGGTCATAGTGGAGGGATAAATGGGCTGCGAAATAGGGTTAGGCATCAGAACACCCCTTTGATCGCCTTGCCGATGCTAAAGAGCCATTTGCGGTTGTGGAATACATATTCGATGGCTCCTCCGATAGTTCCGAAGACCTTGAGGATGACATTGGTCTGCTTGGCTGGGAGGGATTTGGTAGCTCGCTCCACTGCCAGCTGTTTCTTGGCATAGTCATCCAGGTCTTTAGTGGCAGGGTTGATCTTGATGTCCTGGATGATGTCCAGGATGATGGCCAGAGCTGAGTTGACCTTGTCTTTTTTGATCAGTTTGCCGGTGGTTCTGGAGATAATCCAGACCACCAGAGCCGAGATCAGACCCAGGAAAAACTCTTGATTAGCTAAGATGAAGTCCATAGATACTCCTTTATTTGGTTATTGTTTAGGTGGTGAGTTTGAACACTTTCACGAAGCCGGGGATATAAGTGATACCGGGACGGATACGGATGTACCAGTGGTACTTCCAATCGCTTCCGTGGTGTTCGACTTTGAGTTCGGCATCGGTTCTGTAGCCGACGATGATGAACTTGGGTAGACCGCCGATGATGTAATCGGCATCCATGAGACGTGGCTTGACCGGGATACCTGCAAAAGAGACGTTGCCGCCTTCCAACAGCAGGCGATCTCCGGCTCCGGTCTCACGCTTGGCGAGCTCGGCCCGGATGCGGATCAGGTCTTTATGAGCCACGTAGAACTTGAAGTTCTCCTGCTCTTCTAACATCTCGTCAGAGAAGACCAGGAGAGCAGCTTCAAAGCGCTTTGCCCAGTCGGTGTAAGTGGTCTTGGAGAGGTTGGTTATGTCAGCGGCTGTGGTAGCCAGTTTGACCACTCCGTCCAAAGCCTTGATCTTGGCAGTGGCAGAAGCCCTGTCACCCTTGAACAGCAATAGACGGATGGCTTTCTCGGTCTTCTTGGCGATGTGGTTCTCCACATAAGCTCCGAAGGCATCTTCACCGTACTTGTCTTTGTAGAACTCGACCACATCCCTTCCCAGAGTGAACTCGGCATTGAGTATCCCTGTGGGTACGGAGAGATCGGCAGTCGATACATTCTGAGCAGTCAGAGCGCCGTCTAGGGAGTTCTTGAAGATAAGATCATCGATCAGGCCGACGTCGATCTTCTCATCCTTCAACAGTGGCAAAACCGAAATATCCGAGAGAGTATCACCGGGCTGGCTGCCGATCACTTCATCGATAAACAGTGAAGTGGTGTTAGCCGTCAGGATATTCATAGCTTTACCGGAGTCCACATCGGAGATACCTTTGTAGATCTCACGATGGGAAGCCTTGACCATGATCTTGTTACCATCGATGGTAACCTCTTTGTCCACATTGGACAGGTTAGCATCAGGTTCTCCGGGAATGCTCTTGGAGATTGCTCTGCTCATAGTGACAGATAAGTCCTTGAGGCTCTTCTCGATGCTGTGGATAGCATCGCCAAGTTGGAGGTTGGAGTTACCCTTCTCCAACTCACTGATCTTCTCAGTGATGTCTGCGATACCCTTCTGCAGCTCGGAGTTGTTGTTGTGCTCAGCTACATTGCGAAGAGAATTGAGCTCGTTCTTGATCTCTGCCAGACTTGCTTCCGCACTGCGGTAGTCATCGGCCCGTCCGTAGATGGATACTCCATTGAACTCGCCCTTCTCGACTTTCTGCCAGAGCTCACTGTTGAGGTCTTCACACTTCAAGACCTGGACCCAGGCTCCCACCTTGGTATCGGGGAAGTGTTCCCGGTCAGATGTCTTGAGGATGTAGTTCTCTACTACGGTGAACTCAGGCACCGGCTGCATATTGTGATTGACGTCACATTTGCCAACCAGGCCATGCTTGGCGAAGTGGTCGCAGGCCTTTTGAATCTCTTCTCGGGTATAGTAGTCGCCCTGTGAGTCGTGGATATTGGGCTCCATCAGAGTGACGAACAGCCGTCCCTGGGTGCCCTGTGTTTCGCTCTTAAACTTAGTTGAGTTGATCTTGTGTTCGAAGCTTCTGCCATTGGCATTCTTGACCACAAAGCCCTTCTGATTGGCGGGAGTCATCTCATCGAAGAGAAGCGAGACGAGCTCGACTTCCACATTGCGGAGTTCTCCCTTGAGAATGGTGCGTTTTAGTTTCACGCTACCTCCTTTGGTGTTGTTAACTGGTTGATTGTTTATTCTGTTGATTATCATGGTTTGCTAGTTTCCGAAGTTACGATTTTGCATAAAGAGCTGCTCATCAGCAGTCTGCAACACCTCGGTCAGGTTGCCGAAGTTGAAGTCCTCCGGCTTTACATTCCAGCCGAAGTCGAAGTTGAATTCGTTTGCCAGAGCCAAGGCCAGGCGGTTCTGGAGCGGTCTCACTACAAACTGGTAGAACATCAGCATATCGCTTCTGTTATCGCCACCGAGCTGACCTGGAATGAGTTGTGAGACGATCCTGGCAGGGACCCTGTGATAGGCGAGGATACCTTCCCTGAGGTCTTTCTTAAGCCCTAAGAAGCCGCCTTCCCGGTCTTGCTGTCTGAGTGGTTCCAGGCGTATCTTCACGTCCCGACTCTCACTTTCAATCAAGACTGTGGAGTGGCTTTTGGCATTGCCTTTGACCTCGGTTAAGGCTTTCTCGATCTCGGTATAAGCATCTGTCAGTACTTCATTGCCCTGCTCATCAGTGACAGTTCCATCTCTAAGCGTGCCACCTTCCACGATCACGAAGTAGTCAATCATGAGGCCGTTCTTGAAGTTGTTGTAATCAAAGGTCTTGATCTCACCCAAGATCTCGATATTGATGGCTATGGGCAGGCAGGCCAGGCCCCAGGCATTTGATCTGTGGGTGGACTTCTTCACGTGAATGATGTCCTCGTAGGCGAAGTCCTTCTTCTGGCTATTCTTCACTTGGATGTAGTTAGGTCTGAAGAAGCCGAACTCGTCATAGTTCTCCACGATCTGAACTTCAGAGGGTAGCATGCGTTCCAGTCCCATCCACTGGCCTTGAGCGTTCCGCATCTTGATCAGGAAGCCGTTACCACAGGCCAGATAGAATTTCATCAGCTCTGCCAGGATGGTGGTCTGGTCTTCACAAGCAGGGAATTCTGCAGCTTCCATCCATGCTTTGACCTGTCTGTTCTTGCAGTCAAACTGCATGATAGTAGCCATAGTCAGGGCATCGATGCAACCGGAGTGGTACTCGTCTATATCCAGGAGATTGAGCAGGGTACTCATCGAATATGGCTGCGAGACCACTTTCTTAGCCTCAGCAGCTTTAGATATAAACTGTTTACCTATCCTCTGATACTTGGATAGATCTATGGGTTCAGGCTTGTACTTGGTTTCAAGCAGATCACTTGCGGAGCTGATTGCCAGGTTATGGGCACCAAGTCGCATCACTCTCATGAGCCCGCTCCCGTGCCGGATTTCAACAGGTCGATCTTAGCGATTCTGACCAGTCTGGTACCGTCTATTCTGCTGGTATAATACTCTACACTGGGCAAGTCCCGATTCATCAGCTTCAGGTAAAAAGAGCGGAACTTCTCTTTGAGTTGGTACAAGTCAGAATCTGGATCATCCACGTTATAGGCATTGACGATCAGGAAGACTGTCCAGGCAATATCGGTGTCTACATACTGCCGGGAGGTGCCATGTTTGCCAATCTCGGAATCGAGGATCAGGATGGCGCAGGGCAGGTTCTTGGGGATATTGTCCTTGTTGTAGAGAATCTCGGCAACACCTGACAGTTTCAGAGCTTCGAAGATGCGGCTGCGTTCAGCTTGGTACTTATCAAGTGCAGTCACAGGCTCACCTCGATGTCATTCAGCTTCTGATATATCCACTGCTCCCGGTTAGCTATGACAGAAGCAAACACATTACGGGCGGCGATGCCTTCCCGCTTGATCTTGCCCCGAATGAGATAAGCGATCTCGGCTATGGTCAGAGCTTTCCCTGTCTCTTTATCAATCCAAGACAGGTGCTTGCGTTCGACCCAAGCAATGAGGGGAGCAATCGGAGTCCAGGAAGGCACTTTACCGCCTAAAACAAATGGCTCGTGTTTCACGTTCGAGCCAACTCTCAGGATCATGGCAGTATCGGTGGTCTGCAGCAGATAGCCGGTATTGCCGTAGAAGTCGCCTTTGTCATAGATCTGCTGCGCCAGTATCTCCTTGCGGGACTCGGCATCGATAGTCGAGCCGATCAGATGTAGTCGACTCTCTAGAGCAGTATAGATAGCCCTGTAAATCTCTACCATCAGCTCATCCGGAGAAGTTACATCACGTTCTGTCATCAGATAACTCCCACCCTGATCAGGCGAGGCTGTCTGGGCTTGAGTTCATTCAGTCGATCCATACCTGCAGGGTTGAGATAGGAACTCAGAACGGTCAGTGCTCTCAGCTCAAGGTTGGCTTTGAATGCCTCTATTTCGCTCCCTGTGAGCAGTTCTGTGGCAGACTGGTCTAAACCTACTGTCTTGACTATGCCTTCGCCCAGGGTCTTCAAATTGAGAAACTCACATGTACTGTGCAGCATCAGGAAACAGAACCCAAAACGAAAAGAAATGAGAAGCGGATTTTCTTCCGGCAGGTCTTCGCATGTTGCCTGGTCATAGTGTTTCTGCAGAACCAGTGAATGGATCATCTCCAGTACCAGTCCCTGATGCTCCTTGAAGATGCCATTGTTAGCCATCTCTTTGGGCAGATTGAGGATAGCGAGCATGGCTTCAGTCTCGACTGGGATAGGTATCACTGCCCCTTCCTCATCAACTCGGAAAGTTCAATCGCTCTCATTCCGACTTGCTTCGCCCACTTGGAGGCAAGCATTCCATTGGCGGCCCGTTCCCAGTCTCCAGCAGCAATAAAAGCCAGAGTGTTCTTGAATTCCAGTAATCCCTTGATGCCGAGATTGAAGCACATATTGAGCAGCACCGATTGGCGCACCTCATCGAGATTATTATAGATATCAGGTATATTATCTATTAGCATTTGCTCGCAGTCCTGAATATCCCGCTCCAGCATGGCATAGGCTTCTTTCTGGGAAATGCCACGGTCATCGAGATTACGTCCGATACCGATAGTCAGTTTACCTGCAGTGCAGCGGTATGGCTTCAGCCGCAGACCTTCATGTCTGACCAACTGAGCTTTGATTCGGTTCATCAAGGCTTCGGTCATACTATCTCCTTGGTTCCAGATGTGATCATTGATCCGGAGCCAGGAAAGCACTACCCTGTCCTATGACAAATCAGGATGAGCAAGAATGAGAAAGAATTTTTTGATTGACAAAAAAAACACTAGGACAAATACATAATTATTAGCAAATAATACATAGGGGGATGAATGGATTTCCTCAAAAAATATCCTCGGAGATCGAGGTTTTAAAATGAAAATCCTCGATAATAGAACAGGTGGCAGGATTGGGGATATTTTAGTGAAAGGTGTATCTCAAAACGCTTCTGTATCTATAGTTTGTAGTCAGGTTTCTGTATTTATGTTAGCAGAACTGGCAAAATCTTGGAAAAAGGGCACAAAGGCTAGATTAATACTACCGGATTTGTCAGACAATCTTGTGAGAAGTATAACTGATATTCCTTCTGAACGAACCTATAGAAATTCTCTCTTAACTAGGCAAATAGCAAAAGAACTATATAAGTGGGTTCTTGACCAATGCGAGATTAAAGCTTCCCGACTACCAATCAACCAGAACCTATATCACATTAAGAACTTAGGTGCAAAGTCACTAGCAATTCACGGAAGCGCAACTTTAACATATGAGGGCATGGGCTTAGTAGCACAAAGCACCTACACCTTAAACTCATTATGTGATATAGAGGATGAAACACAGCCACTACTTGATTGGTTTGAGAGTTTGTGGCAAAATTCCAATATCACATTTGATTATAAATCTGCTTTTCTCGATGGAATAGGTCGATTATTTCAGAACTATGCTCCTACAATACCTTACTATCTGACTCTTTCAGGATTGTTTGAAAGGACACATGGCGAGTTCAGTGAAGATCAGATCATTAAAGCCAAAACTGGCATAAAAGACAAGGAAATCTGGAAAAAGCTATATAAGTTTCAAAGCGATGGAGTGCTTGGAGCTATAGATAAAATTGAGCGATATAATGGCTGCATTATAGCCGATAGTGTAGGATTGGGGAAAACATTTGAAGCCCTGGCGATCATAAAATACTATGAGCTTCGCAACGATCGGGTTTTAGTTTTATGCTCGAAGAAACTAAAGGACAACTGGACTATTTATACAGTTAACGATAAGCGCAATTTGCTATTAGCAGACCGCTTTAATTATGACGTGTTATGCTTCTCCGATCTGACCAGAACCAAAGGACTATCAGGAGAAATAAATCTTGAAACAGTAAATTGGGGCAACTATGACTTGGTGGTCATTGACGAATCTCATAATTTCAGGAACAATCCACCTCGCAGGAACGGACTCACACGATACTCCCGGTTAATGAAAGAGATCATTCAATCAGGGGTTAAAACTAAGGTTTTAATGCTATCCGCAACCCCAGTTAATAGCCGCATGAATGACTTGAAAAATCAAGTGGCTTTTATCAATGCTGGTTTGGATGATGCCCTGTATGACGTAGGAATAGCAAGCATTGAGCAAACCCTGAAACATGCTCAGACTAAGTTCAATGCTTGGTTACGCTTGGATGATAATAAACGCACTACTAATTCTCTTTTAAACACATTGAACTATGACTATTTCAAACTCCTGGATACTCTTACCATTGCCAGATCTCGGAAACATATCACCAAATACTATCATGGGAGCGAGCTTAACAGATTTCCTGAAAGGTTGACGCCCATTAATGTCAAAGCAGATATAGATCTCAGGGACGAGTTTCCAACGCTGCGTGAGATTAATCGGGATATTCGCAAGCTTCATCTAAGCGCCTATGCTCCCCTAAAATACGTTTTACCAGTAAAACTTGAGGAATACGAACGCAAATATGACCTGCAATTATCTCAAGGTTCTGTGTTCCGCCAAATAGATCGTGAAGAAAGCTTAATATATCTGATGAGGGTAAACCTCTTCAAACGCATGGAAAGTTCTATACACTCCTTTGCTATAACTATTGAAAATTTGCTTAAGGAAGTTCGAATCATCCTGGACAAAATCGATAAGCATGACGATGCGAACGTGGAAGAACTGGATATAGAGCATTTGGAGATCGAATCCGAGGAATTTACCCCCTATCTAATTGGGAATAAGATAAAAGTTCTCATTAAAGATGTAGATAAAATCAAATGGAAGCAAGAGCTGCAAGAAGATGAATCCCGGCTTACCAGGCTCTTGAGAGAATCCAGATTGGTTACTGCATCCAGGGACGCAAAGTTATATGAACTCAAGAAGATCATATCAAGAAAGATTAACAACCCTATCAATCCATCCAACAGAAAAGTATTAATCTTCACTGCATTTGCGGATACAGCGTCCTACCTATATACAAACTTATCTGAGTGGGCATTATCCGAGCATAACATTCACACGGCATTGGTAACAGGAAGCGACGAGAACAAAACCACTTTACCAAAGATACGGAAAGACCTGGCTACTTTACTTACGAACTTTTCACCCATATCCAAAGAACGGCAGAAAATATCCCCGGATCAAATAGCAGAAATTGATCTGATGATCGGAACTGATTGCATATCAGAAGGACAAAACCTGCAGGATTGCGATTATGTGGTAAACTACGATATTCACTGGAATCCGGTCAGGATCATTCAGAGGTTCGGCAGAATTGACAGATTGGGGTCGCACAACAAGGTGATCCAATTAGTGAATTTCTGGCCAAACATGGAACTGGAGGAATACATCAACCTGGAAGCAAGGGTTTCAGGCAGGATGGTACTGCTGGATATATCAGCTACTGGTGAAGAGAATATTATCGAATACACTGACTCCGAAAAAATGAACGATTTGGAGTACAGGCGTAAGCAACTGGAACAATTACAACACCAAGTTCTTGATCTTGAGGACCTCGGTGGAAGTATTTCCATAACTGATATGACTTTTAGCGAATTCCGTTCAGATCTATTGGAGTTCTCCAAACAAGGAGATATGGTTCTCAAAAACAGTCATCTAGGCTTAATGGCTGTGGCGAGAAAGGATGATCTCACTGGTGACGATATCGAGCCAGGGGCAATCTTCTGCTTAAAAGCTGATAAATTCACACCCTCTTCTGCTAGTATGTTCGCTATGGAACCCTACTACATTGTTTATGTAACAGATCAAGGTAATCTTAAGTACGAGGTAAACCAAGTAAAACAAGTAGTGGACTCGTTTAAAAAACTTACCTTGGGAAGAACGCAAGCTGATCCAGAGGCAATAGAGCTGTTCAACCGAAAAACAAACAATGCTAAAGACATGAGCCTCTATGAGAGTCTTCTTGGTAAAGCTATTGCAGCAATCTCCGGAACTACTGAAGAACAAGGGGTTGAAAGCCTCTTCCACAGAGGTGGGACGATTGCTATGAATAGCGGATTCAAAGGTATCGAAGATTTCGAAGTGGTAACTTATCTTGTGATCGTATGAAAACACATACTAAAAAAATGCCCACAGACATCAATCTTGAAGATTTCCTGGGCTTGCTCAGAATCCCCCAAGAGTGCTATGTGGGAAAGAGAATATTTAAAAAACTCTTTTATGATAACGCAAGGTTTAACTCCTCTGACAAAAAAGCCTTTCAAGAGCACTTGGATTATGTCACCTGGCTATATGCCTTGAAACCTGATAATATCGGCATTAAGGGCTACGCAGACCAAGAAAGAGAATATCTGGAAACTTCAGTCCTGATGGTACAATTAAAAGAGAGTAAATCTGCTGAACGCTTAATAAAACTTATACATAGGGCAATCCCCTACCCTTTGCTCCTTATCTGCCGTTTTCAGGAAGCAGTTATGCTCAGCATTGCCCTCAAGCGCTTTAATCTCGCCGAAAAAGGTGCAATCTTGGCTGAGGAAGTGCTCAGTAGCGGATGGATCAACCTGAATGCTGTCTCGCCAAATGAAATGACCTTCTTGAAAAGCTTGGCGATTGATAATCGTAGATATTTGAATTTCCTGGAATTGTACCAAGGATGGGAGGCATCCTTTGTCGCCTACGCTTGCTCCAAACATAGCGGTAAACTTAAGATAGAATACTGCCACAATGCAGAGAGAAAAGAGCTGCTTGACAAGTGTCTATACTTTCAATCAGAGATCAACAGCTTGCGATCCAAAATCAAAAAAGAAACCCAGATGAATAAAAAGGTAGAGCTCAATACTAAAATCAACGAGCTAAAACTTCAATACAACGAATGCGTAAAAAAACTATAGAGAGGTATAACAATGGAAAAACTAGATGAGAACTTCGGGAAAAGCGAAGACATACTAGCCAACAACATAAAGCAACTTAAACAGCTCTTTCCAGAGGCCTTTACCGAGGGAAAAATTGATTTTGAGGTCTTAAAACAATTATTGGGCGAATACATTGATACCAATGAGGAGAAGTATGGTCTTAACTGGTTTGGCAAGAAGAAAGCCCGTCAATTTGCTCTTACCCCTAGTTTAGGAACATTGAGACCCTGCCCTGAAAAAAGTGTGGATTGGGAGACAACGAAAAATATTATGATAGAAGGAGATAATCTGGAAGTTCTGAAACTTCTACAAAAAAGCTACTCAAACAAAATAAAGCTGATATATATAGACCCACCATACAATACTGGTAGTGATTTCGTCTACAACGATAATTATTCTGACAGTATTAAACATTATAAAGAGATTACTGGTCAACTATCTGATGGTGTGACGATTACTTCAAATGTTGAATCATCAGGCCGATATCACACAAATTGGCTTAATATGATGCTGCCCCGGTTAACTTTAGCAAGAAACCTTCTAAGAGATGATGGTTTAATAATGATTAGCATTGACGATCACGAGCTTCACAATTTACTCTCAATATGTAACCAATTGTTCGGAAATGAGAATTACATTGCTACGCAAGTTTGGCAGAAAAAAACATCGGGGGGACAGCACTCATCAACTTTCCTTGACTTCCACGAATATATTGTCACCTATGCGAAAAACATCGAATCATTGACAGAATTAAGAATCTCAAGATCTGAGAAGCAAGAGAGGAGCTTTACTATGGTAGATGAGTACCAATCTGAAAGAGGAAAATATCTTTTAAGCCCCTTGAAATCATGGCTTGATGAACGGAAGACACTTATTTATCCAATTCAATGCCCAGATGGATCATTTATTAAAACTCAATGGATTTGTTCACAACCTACATTTGAGCAGCTTAAAAAAGAAGGGAGAATTCAGTTTAAGCAAAACAGCAAAGGAGAGTGGGCGATATATAAAAAACAATACTCGCAAGAAAATGATGGTAAGATTAAGCCACCTTCTTTGATAACAGATTTAGCTTATACAGCAAATGGTAAAAGAGACATTAAAGATGTGTTTAATGATTTTGATGTATTCTCATTCCCTAAGCCAGTGAAGCTCATGAAGTACTTATGCGAAATGGCTACGAACGGCAATGATATAATCCTTGATTTTTTTGCGGGTTCAGGAACAATGGCGCAAGCAGTTATGGAGCTGAATCAATCGGATGGCGAGTCACGACGATTTATAATGGTTCAGCTACCTGAGTCGATTGCTGATAGTAAGTCGCAAAATGACGGAGCAGCAGGATATTTTTCGGACCAATCGAATCCTATCAATGTAGCTGATATCTGTATAGAGCGCATTCGGCAGACAGGGAATAGAATTCGTGAACATAATAACATTCATTCAATAGACACAGGTTTCCGGGTTTTCATACTTGATTCTTCTAACATAAAAGCATGGGACCCTTCAGTCCTGGACGTAGAAAGTAACATAGAAGAATTCATAGAATATATTAAACCCGATAGATCTGAAGAGGATATACTTTTCGAACTGCTGCTAAAGTTTGGATTAGATTTAGCAGTGCAGATTGAAAGCAGAGATATCGCCAATAAGCAAGTTTATAATGTTGGCTATGGAGTTTTGCTAGTATGCCTTGCTGCAAATATTAATAACACAGAGATTGAGCCACTGGCGCATGGAATGATTGAATGGATCAAAGAGCAGAATCCTGAAGCAGAAACTACGATTGTTTTTCGTGACTCTGCCTTTGCAGATGATGTAGCCAAAACAAACATCACAGCCATATTCAATCAATATGGGTTTCTCAATATCCGCAGTTTGTAGGAGTGAATATGAAGCTACATTTTGAGCCAAATCTGCAGTTTCAGCTTGATGCCATAGAGGCAGTTTGTGACCTGTTTAAGGGACAAGAGAGCTGCCATTCAGTATTTACTGTAACCTTGCCAACCCAGGACCAACAGGACTTTTTACTGCATACAGATGCACTGGGCATAGGCAATAAACTTGAATTACTAGAAGAAGATATCCTAGGAAACCTCAGGGAAATTCAGCTACGAAACGGCTTAAGACCAGATGATACTCTTCAGTCTATGAATTTCACAGTGGAAATGGAGACGGGAACAGGAAAAACCTATGTGTACCTTAGAACCATTCTGGAGTTAAATAAGCGTTTTGGTTTCAATAAGTTCGTGATTGTTGTACCCTCAGTTGCCATCAAAGAAGGGGTTTACAAATCACTTCAGATCACTCAGGATCACCTACGCTCGTTATATGCTAACGAACCTTACGAATATTTCTTATACGACTCTGCAAAACTTGGACAGGTCAGGAACTTCGCTACTAGTAGTTCTATTCAGATTATGGTGGTTACTGTTGGCGCAATCAATAAGAAGGATGTAAACAATCTATATAAAGAAACCGAGAAGATCAATGGCGAGAAGCCGATTGACTTGATTAAACAAACAAATCCTATCATCATAGTCGATGAACCGCAGAGCGTTGATGGTGGTTTAGAAGGCAGGGGAAAAGAAGCTCTGGCGGCAATGAATCCGTTATGTACGTTACGTTATTCGGCCACTCATGTGGAAAAGCACCACATGGTGTATCGGCTGGATGCTGTTGATGCTTATGAGCAGAAACTGGTAAAACAGATAGAGGTGGCTTCGGCAGCTATTATTGGTGACCATAATAAGCCATACATAAAAGTCTTATCGGTATTAAATAAACGCAATGTTATTCAAGCCAAGGTGGAATTGGATGTTCAGCAAGGTCAGAAAGTGGTCCGTAAAGAGCTATTTGTGCAGGACGGTGACAATCTGGAACTGGTAACCAACAGAGCTGTATATGAAAACTGCCTAATAGGGGAGATAAACTGCAGCAAGGGCAGAGAGTTTGTAGAAATCAGGTTCCCCGGCTTCAATCAGAATATGGCAATCAGCGATAGTTATGGCGGAGTTGATGACGAATCCCTGGCGAGGTTGATGATCCGCCGGACGATTAAAGAGCACCTGGATAAGGAGCTGAGGTTGAAAAATGAAGAAAAAGGTATTAAGGTCTTAAGTTTGTTTTTCATAGATCGTGTGGAAAAATATCGCAGTTACGATGCAGAAGGCCATGCTATCAAGGGTGAGTATGCCAGAATCTTTGAAGAGGAATACTCCCAGCTGATCAAGCGGGATGAATACAATACTATCTTCCAGGATGTGGATACTGATAGCCTTGCTGAAGAAGTTCATAATGGCTATTTTTCCATTGATAAAAAAGGCGGCTGGACAGATACTGAAGAGAATAATCAGACCAACAGAGATAACGCAGAACGCGCCTATAACCTGATCATGAAGGATAAAGAGAAGCTACTCAGCTTTGAAACCAAGCTAAAGTTCATCTTTTCACATTCTGCGTTGAGAGAAGGTTGGGACAACCCCAATGTATTCCAGATCTGCGTCCTAAGGGAGATGGGCTCTGAACTTCAGAGAAGGCAAACCATTGGCAGAGGCCTGCGGCTTTGCGTAAACCAAGCCGGAGAAAGAATTAGAGGATTCAATATCAATACCCTCACCGTAATTGCCAATGAAGGATATGAGTCATTCGCTGAGAACTTGCAGAAAGAGATTGAACAGGATACAGGTATCCGCTTCGGAATCGTGGAGAAGCACCAGTTTGCGACCGTGCACATACTTGATGATTCAGGGAAAATCTCCCCATTGGGAGTAGAAAAATCTGAAAGTATTTGGTCGTATTTATTGGCAAATAACTACATAGATCATAAGGGAAAAGTTCAGGATAAGCTGAGAACAGCTCTAAAAGATGGATCATTCGTTATATCTGATGAGTTTATAGATCAACTTCCACAAGTTAAAGAGATACTACGTAAACTGGCAGGCAAACTAGATGTAAAGAATGCTGATGAGCGGAATCTGATTAAGGTAAGGAAAGAAGTTTTATATAGCCCTGAGTTCAAGGAACTATGGGACAAGATCAAGCATAAAACTACATATCGAGTTCATTTCGACAATGATAAACTCATATCAGATTGCATTGAGGCAATAAAGAATATGCCACCTATTACCAGATCAAAGCTTGTATGGGATAAGGCTGGCATTGAAATCGGCAAAGGAGGGGTGAGCGCAACCCTCTCTTCATCTTCTGCTCCGGAAACCATCGAAGAAGGTTGGGTGGCATTACCAGATGTTCTATCAGATCTACAGGATAAAACAAATTTAACTAGGAAAAGCATTGCCAAGATACTTCTGCAATGTGATAGGTTGATTGACTTCAAACGAAATCCCCAGAAGTTTATTGAATACTCAGTTGAGTGTATCAACAAAGCAAAAGGGTTGGCGTTGGTAGATGGGATAAAATACCAGCGTATAGGCGATGACTATTTTTATGCTCAGGAGCTATTTGAAAACGAAGAGCTGTTTGGCTATTTGTCACGCAATATGCTTGAATCAAAGAAGTCTCCGTATGAGTATGTAGTTTATGACTCTGCCACTGTAGAAAAGCCGTTTGCAGAAAGATTGGAGCAGAATGAAGCGGTTAAAGTGTTTGCCAAGCTACCCAGCTGGTTCATAGTTCCAACACCATTGGGGAGTTATAATCCGGACTGGGCTGTGTTAGTAGAAACTGAAAAACACTTACGATTGTTTTTTGTAGTTGAGACTAAGGGTGATACATCCCTAGAGGCTCTGCGGCCTTCAGAGAAAGGAAAAATCGCTTGTGGAAAGAAGCACTTTCAATCCTTGGGAAATGATGTGGCTTTTTGTGTCGCCAATAACTATGATACCTTCGCAGAGCATTTGAGTTGATCATGTCTTCTTTCAAATACGCAGATAGATTGAAGTTTGAAAAACTCTTCGGAATGGGTGGCGGATATGTTCTATGGTTTAGCAATATGACATTCAAAAATTTCTTCATCTCCACAATAGATATAGATATTTATGATGGTTCATTTGCAGATAGTTCATTATCCAAAGCTAATCTTCTGAGAGCTTTTTGGGAAAAAGCTGATGACATGCAAATTGCCAAAGTTAATCAAGAGCTTCTAAAGATCTGGTTGGATAATTCACAAGATAAAACCGATTCTGACCTGTCTTTGTACAATGAGTGCGTTCTCATTAACAATAAGTTATCTGGTATCCCGCAGGTCAAGAATATTGATGCTTTACGCTCAATTGATGCCGATGAAAGTCTGGATGCAATTATTGCTGACATTAAACAAAACATAGAGAATAACAAACCCGAGTTAACCCTAGATCGTCTGCATACTTATTTGGTTAACTACTGCAGAAAACTATGCGATAAACATGGGATAAGGTATACAGGCAATAACACTCTAAACTCATTGTTTGGGTCATACAATAAATGGTTGCACGATAATGAGTTATTGGAATCCAATATGTCGAGTAACATCATTGGTAGCATTGTAAAATTATTTGATGATTTCAATTATGTTAGGAATAATGAGAGTGCTGCCCACCCTAACCCCTTGCTAAACAAAATTGAGAGCTTGTTTATAGTCGATACTATCTGCAGCATGATAGAATTCATAAATAAAATCGAAGATGTGTTGGCTGGTTCGCTGACTCAGGGTTCAGATCAAGAAAATATCATCCCATTCTAAAAATCTCTTTCGAATCAGATTATTTCAGTCGTCGTTCTACACTTCCAGTGAAACGGTGGGAAAGGCGTATGCGCTCCGGAAACGCCTACCGGATTCATGTCTGAGTCGTATTCGATCTGATCGTCCTTGATCCAAGGTGCCAGTGCTTTGATATAGTCTCTGGCATCATCTAGGTTGTTCGACTTGGTATCCAGAGCCATCAGATTATCCATCACTTCGATTGCATCGTTCAAGGGATAGATCTTATCTTGGGCAGCTAGAGCCCGACAGATGTCACTGGTGCGGTCATCCAGGATCACCACGAGCTTGTAGTATCTGGCTTTGGCTTTCTTGTAGCCTTGTAGCCTCCCGAACTCTCTTATTCTCAGTGCAGTATGCTCTGCGAGTCCCTGCCAGTAGTTGGATGAACGGTTGGCAATGTCATTGAACTGGTCTTTGAGGGTATCGGCAAGCATCTCCTTGGTATAACCTTGTTCAATGGCTTTGGAGAGGGTGTCTGCCAAGTTCTGCCGTACATCGGCTTCAAAGTGATTCCCGATCCAGAACAGCTGCTGCTTCTGGATTGTGGATGATAGATGCTGATCTTCAATGCCCCAGAGTCCGATACTGGTCTTGGTGGGAGCTTGCACTTGGACGTCTTTCAATCCAAGCCGCACACAGCGGTCTATTATTGCTTTGGTGGGCTCATTGACGAGGGCTGCGAAGTCATCTCCCAACTGGGTATTGATGATGCTCATCAGCTTATCTATTGAGCCCTTGTTGAGCTTCTCGGATCGTGGTATATCACTCAACATCTGGATCGCAAGCTTGGCAGCATCTTTGATCTCGGTTTTCCAGGCATTATTAAGGACCCGGTAATACTCTAACATGAGATTATCGTAGTAGTTCATCAGAAACTGAACCTCCGGACCTTGACTCTGTTCCTGCCAATATCGTATTCCGAGAAGCGTTCCAAGCATCCGGCCAGAGCATCACAGCCATCGATATAGCCATCAGGATAGGTGAGGAACTGACTGATCAGGGTGGGAGTATCCTGTCCATCCGGGAAGAGCACCTTGGCAGTCTCAATGATTGTCTCGGTTCTCTCAATGCGGAGGTTCTTGTTATCCTTGTTATCTATGCGTTTGATTCTGTGACTTATAGGAGGTAGATGATTATCCTGTGCCCACCTGTCAAAGTCAGCCAAGATGCGTCCCTGTCCATAGGTGGTCTCACAGGCAGCTCTGGCTTTCACTCTGTATATCCTATCCAGCTCTTGATAGGCATCATAGTAGTAGCGGAAGAACTTGGTGTTCTCAGTTTGACGTATCCAGACATGGATTACATAGAACCTGTTACCATCATAGCCTATGGAGATGACGGCTTTGAAACAGCCTTTCTCTCCCCAAGCAGGATCTGCATAGAGCCAGACCCGCTTCATCTGAGATGGCTCAGGCAGAGATCTATACTTAGTGAACCAGTGGTTCTTGAAGATGTTACCTTCGATTACCGGCTGCCCCAGCATCTCTCTTTGATAGCCGGTCATACCGAACTTGGCTCGTAAGTTTGGAAGTGTAGCAGTGGGGTACTGATCCTCCCAAGTGGACTTGCCCTGCCGATCTTCGAGCGAGAAGCGCAAAATCGCTTTCTGATGCGTTTTCAATACCAACTGACATCCCAAGTCCCAATCGGGATTATCGGCCCGCATTTCGCTTATGATGAGCTCCTGAAACTGGCAGATGGCATAGTTGGGATGCACCAGGTTACCGAGCCAGATGATTCTACCGCCACCCTCGGGTGCCAGTGCCCCGGCAAGTTCCTGGGATATCTTCTCCATACGTCTCTTGCCGATGGACTGGTTTCCCATATTCTCTTCTTTATCGATATCATCACAAACAATCAATCCCGGTCGTTTAGCTGTCTTGGGATTAATGGTTCCCCGGTGAGACTGTTTTATGCTTCTGGCTCTGATCCTGGCTTTATTCTTAAGATAGAAGTCCAGATCGAATGAGTCCACAGGCTGCAGCTCCGGATAATCAATGGTGAGCCGCTTATTGTTCTGTAGCTCATGAAGTGTAAACGCTGTCCGTTCCTGTGCCAGATCTATGTCTGCGGCAGTATGGATCACATAGCGTTCACCTTTGATGATCATCCAGATGGGATAGACCACTCCCATAAGTACCGTTTTGCCCAGCCCACGAAAACCGGTGATGGCGATGATGCCTGAGCCCTTATCAGTTTCATCGAACATAGTCTCATGCGCTGGGCAAAAAGGTAGGGGGAAGATATGCGGGAAGTAGGTATGGCAGAAGAATGAGAAAGCATCCCAACCTGATCCAGTGGTGCGTCTTATCCTTTCTGCCTTGGCTTCAGGATTATCGTCTATAAAAGGCAAGACGGAGATCGTTTTGGATGCGATCTCCGCCAGTGCTTTGTTATGCCGCTGAATGAACTTCTTAGGCATAACCGGGTAACCCCCCGACGCCCAGGGGGAAGGGCGTCGGGGACCCGGAGGTCGGAGGACTGACCAGTCCGGGTTGTTGGCTTGGAGGGTAGGTAGGCTTAGGCTGGAGAGGCCTTATGTAGGATGCATAAAAGCTAACCATTTCTTACTCTCAGATATTCTGCCAGATCATGCAGAATGCTTTGGAACTGCTTAAGCAAGGTCTCATGCCCTTTCTCGATCATGAAGTCGGTCGCCTGATCCAGGAACTTGACGATGTAGTCGTTCAGTTCTTTAGATGGTTGCCGATCCTTTTGATCCTGTTTCATCATGCTCACCAGGCTCTGGATGGCAGTATCGGCAGGGTTCTTGGCATACTCCCGGAGCGCTTGTATGAGTGCCTTCTTGCGGGCAATGGTGATTTCGTGGTCGAGTTGGTTTTCTTCTTTGAAGAGCTCGTCCCACTTGCCGCTCTTGATCCACTTACGGACGGTGATGTCCGAGACACCGAAGATCACTGCCAGCTCCAGCGGATCGGTCTTGCCGTTCAGATAGGCTTCTTTGCAGTTGTCCCGCTTGATACGGAACTCACGGCTGTTACTCATACTCAGGGCGTACCTTGTGCTTCAGCAGATAGAGGTTGAGGTCTTTACCGGAGCAGCGCAGCTGTCCGTTTTCTTTAGTTCTAAAGGCAGGCAGAGGATCGAGGATGTCCCTGATCCAGCGGTAGACGCTGGAACGGTCGACCTTGAGGATATCGGCTATCTCATCGGTGCGGTAAGTGCGTTCATCCTTGAAGATGCTCATCGTATTCACTTCCTCTGCAGTATTGGTATTCATAGGTGCCATTATTCATTCTCCTGTATTTCTTTCAATTCGGTTTGCATAAGGATGCCACTCTTTTTTAGAGGGCAGGAAAGTTGAGGACGATCTGGCGGTACTGCCCTGACTCGTCACGTTCATAGAAGTTGATGTACTGCTTGGTGGATACCACTTGAATGGCCTGGTCGATCAGCTCCATAGCTTCCTTCCAGGTTTTATCCTTGATGTTGTAGCGGCGCAGACGCAGGATGCGGTACTTGGCGATCTCGCCTTTCTTATCCACCTGAAAGGCTTCACTGATGATGGCTCTGAGGTTGACGTTGGAGTCGGCGGACCAGGCCTTGATGCACTCGTCTATCTTCTGTTTGGCGAGTTGGAGTTCGATCCCGAACTGGATGCGTTCCTTGAACCTGATCTCGACCCGGTACTTACCATCAAAGCTGTTGAGGACGGCATTGCCCTTCCAATCAAGTCCGTTCTTCTCAGCTACCTGCTGCAGATAAAGCTCCACATCCTCAAAGAACTGGTTCTTGTCCGCTACTATGCGGTCATGCAGCTTGATAGCCCGGTTGATAGTCTTGGTTACGATGTAGTCCTGCTTGAGAATTTCCGGCCTGATGATCGAGACCGGGATGCTCTGTCCGTTAGCGTCAACTTTGGTGGGAATAGGCTTCTTAGCCTTGGGGGGTTTGGGGGTGTCCATTAGATGTCTCCTTGTTGGTTGTATTTTTGGCTTTCTTTTCATTCTGTTTGATGTAGTTCTGCAGCATAGCTATAACCGCTCTGCGTTCATTCTTGTTGAGTAGGTTCCAGTGGGTTTTGGAATAGTGACTTATCATGAATGCCCGCAGCTGGGACTCGGTCCAGCCCGCAGTCTTCATGAGATAGAACATATACTTGCCCTGAGCGTCAAAGGTAAAAGCATGGGGTCTGCCATGCTTGCGGTACTTGAGCAGGAGTGCCTTCAGCTCAGTTAAGCGATCCTCCGGCAAGGCTCTGAGCGATTCACCGTAGCCCAGTCCCTTGATGATGAACCTGAAAGCATCGAGCGGCCAGTGGAACTTCTTTACCCTGAGGGCATGAATTTCCTGACGTAGTTTCCGTTCCCGCTGTTCCTGAGTCATAGAATGCCCTCGCTCTTTACTTGGGGTTAGTGGTTTGAGTAGTTTTCTTACTGCGGCTTTTGGGTTGGATGCCGCACTCGGCCCGCTTCTCTCTAATGATGCCTTTCTTGATCACGGAACCGACTTTGAAGACCATGCCTATGTCCTTGGTATAGTATCCTGACTTGCGGATACCCACCGCATCGACTGAGATCAGAGCTTCCAGGTAGAGATAAGCCCACTGGCGGCTGCGCTGCATCTTGGTAGCCAACTGTCTGACGCTCTTAATCCGGCTCAGTTTAAGCATTAAGCAGATATCCTGGCAGGCTTTGAGGTCGAATGTCCAGTTGCCGCAGTGAATGGTTGATACCTTGGCAGCATATCGGCCCCGGTTGGTTACATAGATATCCTCGTATTTGGATATCTTACGGATCACATTGTCTGCGATGAGCTGATTAAGGCGTTCCTGAACAGCATCCCGGTCTACTCCAGTACATTCACAGATCAGATCTATGTTGAAGTAGCTGACGGAGCGGTCTACGAAGCGGTCGATCAGAATGTCTTGCCCGTTCATAATGCCCCCTGGATATGGTTCATAGCCTGGATGAGATTGATTTTACCGCTGGATTCAAGCATGTGCATTATCTTGATAGCTTTCCTAAGGTTCCCGGCTGCGTTAAAGTGGATATAGTTGACCAGGGACTCCGGGCAGGGGATGCTCATCAGTTCGTTACCTAACAATCTAATATCGTCCTTGCTCACCGCTTCAAACTCGTAAAAGTAGTTGCAGCGGTCAAAGTAGTAGGCATTGATCTGGCTGAGCCTGTCCATTGCGTTCTGCATGCCCACCAGGATCACCACCGCGAGGGTCTCATCTACCAAATCTCTGATCGCTCCGAGTAACTGGGGATAGCGGAAGGCATAATCAATCTCATCGATGATGATGACTGTCTCCTCATTATTCAGGAGCAGTTGAATACATTGCTTGTAAATATTGTTGGTAGTACCCACCGGGAGATAATCGCACATGCCTATGCTTCTGTACAGGTTCTGGAGCAGTTCCTTGGCGAAGGTCTTGGGTGTGGTTGTAGCTTCCAGTCTGATATAGACGTAGCCCCGAGTACAGGCGACGCGGCTGGCATAGGTAGTTTTACCGAGGCCGGGTCTGCCATACAGCATACCCAGTCCCACCATCTCCAGACGGGGACGCTTGAGCAGGAAGTCGATGCACTCATCGGCTTTCTGGACGTTGTGGATCGGGACAAGTTTTCCTTGCTTCATCTAATCCTCCTTATTTGATTCCGATCGTCTTGAGCATTTTCTTGAACTCCTCATCGTCAAAGGGATCGAACTCAGTTGATCCTTCGATAAGATCTTGATTTTGATTGGTGTTGACCGGTTCGGGTCGGCTGGCGGCTATTGCCTGTTCCTGCTCGATTACCATCTGTTCCAGTCTGGCGATCTCCTCTTCCGGACCCGGAGCGGGAGCTTCGATCATGGGTGCTTGAAGGAAGGCGGGGTTGTCATCAGCTGGGATCTCGTTGCTGTAGCTCATGAGCAGCTTATCCACCGACTTCTGATTGTTGCGCACAAAGCTCCGGGTCCGCTGTTCGGTCAGCCGCTGCAGCTTCTTGATCTGGGTGTATTCCTTACGGTATTCCTTATGCGACTTGCTGTTCTGCATATCGGCCTGGATGAACGGATGCTGGGTCTGGCGCAGGGAAGCCTGACAGATAAAGACATCCGACTCGTCATAGACCAGTATCCATCTCGCATCAGCCAGATCGTATCTGATGACCACCGGCTTGCCCATGTGGAAGACCAGATCGGGATGCCAGTACTTAAGCTTGTTCAGTACGATACCCTCGCTGCGGATGGCTTTGCGCTCAACGCTCAGCATCATGAAGTTGAGCCGGGAGGGATTGACCAGCCTATCCTGAGGTTTGGGAGCCGAGCTGAACACCTCCCAGGGTTTGCGGTTATCCAGTCCCCGGTGGGGAGTGATACCATATACGTATCTGAAATAGTAGCCGATCATCTGCATCGCTTCCTCAATGGTGGGCGGCTCGCAGGCATAGAGCTTCTTGATCCACTTCTCGTTACGCATCAGAGTGGCGGGCTTATCGGCTATATCTGCTCCCCGGAAGCTGCTGATGAAGCGTTCGAACTGCTCCTGAAAGGTCCGGAAGAACCGCTCTATGATCTTGGCCTTGGCATTGTAGCTTTCGGCGAACTGGGCTTTGATCCCCAACTTGGGGAAGATGCCGCCCAGTTCCTTGGCCAGGTCATGCCCTTCCCACTGCTCGTGGAACAGCTTGCTTTTGAAGGCCCGGCCATTATCGAGATAGACATACTGGGGCAGGGCTCCCCAGTTGAGGAAGCCGTTGCGGAAGGCAGCCTGGATGTGCTGGCTGTCCTCGGTGAAGGCAAGCGTGGCCCCCACCGGATATCTGGAAGCCCAGTCGAAGACCAGGATCATGGTCATGCGTTGTGCTTTCCCGGTCTTGGGATTGAGGATATCAAAGGCCAGGACATGCCCGTCGGCTACCCATACTTCGCCTACGCTTAGTAGTCTGCTATCCCTATGGATGGTCTTGATGATGTGCTCGGCTACGAACTTGCTGCCCTGCCTTGCCTGCTCCCAGATTGCCAGGTTGTCATCCCGCCATTCTTCAATCCATCTTCTCAGTGTGGGCACTGAACTGGGTGAGTCGATCAGTCCGGACTCGGCTTTGGCTTTCAGAAACTTAAGGGCGCTGCCGATGCTGATCCGGTTGGGATGCAGCAGGATCCCCAGCAGCACCTTACCCTCCAGTTCGGTAATCTTGCGCTGCCGCTTCTGATAGCGGTTGCCATGCAGGAGGGCATACATATCCTGCTCGCTCTCTTCATAGCGTCTCAGCCAGATGCGTAAAGCCCGTTCGGTGCGTTTCCCTTTCAGGGCATAGAGTTCCGGTGCCAGGGTACCATTATTGTATTCCGCAGTGATCAGTTCCCATTCCCGGCCTTTGGACTCGCTATGCTGAAGCCGTTCCAGCACTGTAGTGCAGAAGTATCCCATCAGCTTAGCTTCGTTACCGCATTTGACCGGCACCCGCTCTTGAGGCGTAAAGTCGATGTATTCATCTTCAGGATCGTCTGGAACGCATAACTCACTTTCCGGGATGATACTATCATCCGGCTTGGTGATCTTAGCCGGCGGGACAGATGGATCAGGCACCGGTGTAACATTCGGTTTGATCTCCCGGCTCTTCCCAATCTGGTTAAGCAAATCCTGCTTACCCTTCCAATCGGGATAGATGCTCTGATAAAGCTCCGCGTAGGCCAGAGGATCGATTTCATCATAGATGCTCATGCTTGTCCTCCTCGCTGTATTTGTAGATCAAAGCGCTATGCAGGTCTTTGCCATCTACCTGGAGAGTGATCTCAATGAAGCCGGCAGGTACTATGTTCCTGGTCCGGCAGTCCGCCATCTCCTTTATATATAGGGAAGGTTCGGTCAGCAGGAAGGTCTTCATGACCTTGTAACCGTCCTGTTCAACCAGATGCTTATGCACTTCAATCCGATTGCGCTTGATATAGCGCCATACGGTACGGGTGGAGCAGCTCATCAGCTCCGCCGCCCGCTCTACGGTCAGCCAGACTGACCTTATCTTGTTCTTGCTCATGTTCAGCCTCTGCCAATATTCTTCAACTACAGGTAAAACCACTGTGACACCTCCGTTCCGGTAGCGTGTCACAGTGGTTGGATAATCTGTCACAGTGGTGCCCTTTTTCAGGCCTGGCGATCTGTCACAGCGTTCAACATATCTACTGATCAGCATCGGCAGCTTTTTTCTCCGATCGGAAGGGTGTGTGACACCTGTCACAGTGGTCGGTGTGTCACAGTGGTCGTCCTTGACCCTATTATCTCCTGGCTCGTAAGTAGTCGCTTTCATAAGCGCCTCCCATTAGTTAATGTTGGGTGCTACATTACTGCATCGCAATAACTTGGGAAGTCCTTTCTGCTCCTTCCGAGCACCTTTGCAAACTTGCTGATCCCATTGGAAGAATCCGCTGCCGAGTCACACTATGTAATTTTGTCTTGACAGAAAAGATAGACAATTTATCTTATCGACGGATGCATAATATTACCCATACGGCAAACGGTCAATGAAAATCTTGACCAAAGAGGAGGATAAATGGACCCCAACGATATCGGCAGCAGGCTGGGAATGCTGATCAAAGCAATGAATTTGAAGCAATATCAGTTCACCGAAAAATTCGGTATTTCGGCTAATTCTCTGGACCGCTACAAGAACAATGAGAGGTATCCGGACCCTCAGTTTCTGACCAGATTGATTGATGCCGGAGTGAATGTGAACTGGCTGTTAAGAGGGGAAGGCAGCATGTTCATCCTGGCTCCCTGGGAACTCGGACCGGATGTCAGAACCACTAAGAAAGTGCAGATCGTAGATGGCAAACCGGTCTTAATGAATGATTTTGATACCACTTACGTGCGGACTTCAATCTTCCCGATTGTAGCGGAAATATCCGCTGGACCTCCCCTTGAAGTTCCGGAAGGCATAGAGCCGGCGGAATCAGTCGAAGTCCCCACTCGCTACATTCCCTATGGTACTGACAGCTATGTAGCCTTCCGCATCAATGGACAGAGCATGGAGCCGCAGATCCTGCACGATGACATAGTCTTAATCAAGAAGCAAGTCACTTGGGAGGGCACGAATGGGAAGATATGTGCAGTGCGTTACGAGACTGGTATCACCTTGAAAAGAATACACTTCGATGAGGCACATAAAGGAATCGCCCTCCAACCCCTCAATAAAGACTTTCGAATCGAGTTCATAGACGCTGATCAGAGTCAGTGGCTCACGCTGATAGGCACTTTGGCACTTCAGTTACGATTCTATTAAATGAGATAAATATTTCAAAAAATCTGATGATCTGAAAATAACCTAAAACGAGGGCAAAATTGAAGGAATCGTGATATCGAAACGTCCAGAAACGTCCAAAAACCACTGTGACACAGTCTAAAGCCAGTCCTATCTAACTCCGCATCCTATAAACCTTTAAGACCTCTGTGACATGTGATACCGATTTGAAGGTTTGGGTGAGACTTTGTACAAAACACCAAGAAAAATGAATAAGGCAAATATAATTTATTATAATACAGATTTTAGGTCTTATAGCTATTATTTTGTCCCTTTCATACAGTTGATATCACTTGTTTATGTTTATACTACCATTCTCAAAAGCCGACAAGGCACACGAAAAATTAAATCAGAAGCAAAATAATAATATAAGCAGAATACCTCTTCCATTACCCAATTGGAAATGAAGTGTAAAAATTGAGTTTGACACCTAAAATATGATGACTTTAACTGAAATTTTGCCTTATTTTACTCTTCATTCCTAATACATTATTTTATCTATCATTTGAATAATTATAGCAGGTTCAAAATCAAATGTTGC